GTTTCCCAGTCACGATCGAGGGCTGCTATGGCCTCGGCTAGATTTCTGGACTTGGCTATTTTTCGGCGGTGTAGGTCTGGATGAGCTGCAGTTCAAGCTCGCCATACTACGCGACTCGCCAGAGGTCAATGCGGTAGTTCTCCGTATCGACTCACCTGGTGGTGCCGTCGGGGGTGTCGAGTCGACTGCTGAGATCGTGTTCTCGATGCGTGAACGTATGAGGGTCGTAGCCCTGGCAGACGATATGGCCGCCAGTGCTGGGTTCTTCATAGCATCGGCAGCTCACGAGGTTCTGCTCGCATCTCGCATGGCGACTGTGGGCAGTATAGGCACGCTACTCATGCACCGAGACGTGTCGAACGCTAACATACAGCGCGGCCAGATAGTCACTATCATCAAGGCTGGAAAATTCAAGGGCGCTGGCACATCACAAGCCCCTCTCACTGAAGAGACAAGGGGTGTGATACAGGAGAGGGTGAACTCACTCAACGTGGTGTTCGTCGACTCTGTGGCCAGATTCCTCGGCAAGACTGTCGAGGATGTCCAAGAGAACATGGCCGACGGTCGTGTGTTCAGTGGAGAGGACGCCATACAGCGAGGGCTGGCCACTGGCGTCATGTCTTTCGTAGATCTTATAAGTAAACTAACAGAGGAGATCCTCACTATGGACGGTAACACACCGAACCAAGGCACAGGCACTGCGCCAGATCAGCAACCAGCTGCACCTGCACAGAGTGATGCGCCACAACCTAAACCAGTACAAGAGAACGCGCCAGCGTCCCAGACTCCACAGATTACAGCTGACACACTGGCCGCATCTCATCCACAAGTGTACCAGACTATTTTCGACCGAGGAGTCAAGCAGGGTGCTGACAACGAACGCGAGCGCCAGAACGAGATCGACGCAGTGGCCGAGGCTGGCTATGAGAAGCTAGTCGCTGACGCCAAGGCTGACCCAGCTCAGAACGCTGGCACGCTTGCCATCGCTATACAGAAGGAACGCAAGGCCAAGCAGCAAAACGGGCCATCTCATAGCGATCTGCAGCAGACTGCACCACCCGCTGTCGCACAGGGCGATAGTGGCGATGGTGAGTTGACCGAGGCCCAGGTGATAGGCATGATCGCAGGAGTATCACCACAGACCCCAGCAGGAGGTGCGTAATGGACAGAGACTTTACTCCAAAGATGACCGAGGAGGTGTACAACCCTGACAACCTCATCGCCGAACCCAAGACGAGAGACGTGCCTGGCATACTTGAGTCTGGGCAAGACCTTGAGGGTGGTGCATTACTCGGTGCCAAGACAGTCGACGATCAGAACGTGACCATTGCAGCTGCAGGTGGCAATACAGGCGACGGTGCTCTCAGCAACCAGGCTGTGGGTGCTAAGGCTATAGCGGGCACTTATGTGTTCGAGTGCACCACAGTTGCTGCTAACGGTGGCGTGTTCTCTGTGACGAACCCAGATGGCAAGCAGCTGTCGCCTCTATTCGTCGGGGTGCTATACCAAGAGCCTGAGATCGAGGCGCAGATCGACGATGGTGGTACTGACTGGGCGCTGGGCGATACAGTGAACGTGACCGTGCCAGCAGGCGACGGCAAGCTCAAACTATCACTCGCTGCAGCACTGGATGGATCACAAAAGCCTACAGGCATACTGACAGAAGATGTCGACGCAAGCGCAGCAGACAAGCCTTGCAGCCAGTATGTCGAGGGTGTATTCAACGAACGCGACGTGCAGTTCGGCACTGGCCACACGGCTGCAAGTGTCAAGGCACAGCTGCAGGCGCAAAACCTTTACCTGAAAGACTCCGTGAACAACTAGGAGTCTATAACCCTTGTAAACAAAGGAGACACACGCGATGGCAATTGACATTTTCAGTAGCCGCCTGATGCTCGCCGCACTCTTGCAGATGAAGCCGCCGAGCACCGCAATACTTGACATGTTCTTCCCTGGCCTTGAGGTGTTCGGAGTCGAAGAGGTCGACCTCGACGTCATCAAAGGCATCAGGAGACGAGCGCCCTTTGTACGTCCTACTGAGGCCAGCAAGCTCATGATGCGCTTGTCCAGATCTGTGCGCAAGTACCGACCGCCATACGTCAAGCCCAAGATGGTCACGACTGCAGGTGAGTTGCTCAAGCGACCAGTTGGGGTCAACCCCTATGGACTCGGCACCAGTGCGATGGGACGCGCCACCTCACGTCTCGGTGAGGATCAAATGGAAATGTGGGAAGCTACGCTCAGACGCCTTGAGAGTATGGCCGCCGAGGCGATACGCACAGGACAGGTGAGGATCAAGGGCGACGGCATCGACGAGGTCATCGACTTCCTAATGCCAGCCAGCCACAAGATCACCCTCGCTGGTACTGATCTCTGGACTGACCCAGCTGCCGACATCATAGGACAAATTCGCCAGTACAAGCGTCGAGTGCGACAGTCATCTGGCCTCGTTCCTAACCTAGCATTCGTAGGTGCCAAGGTGCACGACGCTATGGAGAACCACGAGGACACCCGCAAAAAGCTTGACAATCTGCGCATGGAAGTGGGCAACATCGTCGACGAGTTCAGAGAGATGGGCCTCATCTTCATCGGCATCATACAGGGCGTCACGTTCGTAGCATACGACGAGTGGTACATTGACGAGGACACTGGCCTCGAAGTGCCTATGATCCCAGACGAGTTCATGATTATGGGTTCGACCAACGCACGCACCAGCCGTATGTATGGGGCTATCCTAGACGACGAGGCTCTCGTGCCTGCTGCGTTCTTCCCGACATCTTGGAAAGAGAAAGACCCACCACGACGCTATGTGATGCTGCAGTCCAGCCCCATGCCAGGGTTCCACCAGCCAGACGCATTCATCTCAGTGCAGGCTGTGGCGTAGTTACCAGGTAGGCAAATTTGCGGCGTGAGTGGCCCTAGAGCGCACCGAGATGACTCTCAGGTGGTTTTGTACCCCTGGGCACATCTCAGTTCGTTCTAGGTGCCCTCACGCTCGATATAGACCAGGAGACAATGTATGTCTGTGACAATAATCTCGTCTGTCGATCCTGATGTGATTGGCAGGCAACTGACCAGCCCAGCGGGTGCTGACACCTTGCTCAAAGTCCTGCAACGCAATAGTGACGAGGTGCGCGAGATCCTGATGGGTGATGAGGAGACCGCCGATGGCTAAAAAAATGATCGTGCGCAACTGCTTGCGCTATAACGGCAAGGAGTACAATCGCGGCGAAGAGGTCACGATCCAGAGCGACAAAGAGGCCGAGCGCCTGTTCAAGATCGAGGCCGCATACTGGAAGTCGAGCAAAGAGGACAAGCAAGTCAAGGATGACATCGACTTCGAGAAGCAGCTCGCCAAGGATGAGGCCGAGCAGGAGCACAAAGAGAAGCTAGAGAACCAGCGCAAGCCCTCGTCTGCAGCGAATAAGGTGATAGACAAGCGCAGGGCTAAGGTATCTGGCGAGGGCTAGGCTGCCATGTCACTGCAAGATCTCATAGCAGCTGACCGCCAGAACGTGCTGCTGAACAAACAAGACCACGCCGTCGAGGTGCAGTACACCCCTGCAGGGGGAAGTGCCAGCCCGATCGACGCCATCATGCGCATCGGGCAGTCATCTCAGCAAGAGGGTGAGCACCGTCGACATCTCGGTCTGGCATGGGTCAACATCGACGACGTGCCACAGCCAGGCTATGGCGATATGATACTGCACGACAGTGTCGAGTGGCAGGTCAACCAGCTGCTGTCTAACGACGGCGGCATGCTCAAGCTTGAGATCGAGACCGACGTGCGACCAGATTACTAGCAGGAGGCAGTCATGCCGATCAAAGTCGATGCGAGGACAGTAGGCCAGGCCAGCCTTGAGAACGCTCTCAGGGAAATCGGGCGCTTGCCTCGCAATATCAGGAAGTTTAGACGCAGCGCACTCAGCTCGACAGGGTTCGAGATCGCGAGGGCGCTGGCCAGGTTCATCAGGCAGCATGGCCCAGGTGCTGGATGGCCTCAGCCGCACCCACTTACTGTGAGATTTCGCAGCAGGTTCAGGCGCGGCAAGAGCAAGTTCACGCGGCGGCGTGGTGCATTCTTTGGGCCTGTCGACTTCCTGGCTAACTTCACGCGGTGGCGTACCGACAAGGCGGCCACTAAGGTGCAAGTAGACTTTGGACGCACTAAGCGTGGGCAGCCAGGCAAGCCCGACCCCAGGCTGGTGGCGATCGCGAGGCGTGTACAAGATGGCACAAGCATCAAGGTCACGAAGAAAATGCGGCGATTCTTTGCCACCACAAAGCGCAAGCGTACAAAGGAGAGCGACATCGGCGTCGACTTCTTCCCGCTGTCCTCTGAGACACAGCGGCTGATAGTGCCGCCAAGGCCAATCTTCGACCCGTTCTTCGAGCAGGTCAAGCCGCAAATACCTGCGATATTCCAGCGCAAGCTGATACGTCGTATAGAACGCTTTAACAGAGAGGGCAAGTAGATGAGTGACACGGTCACAATGATGATCCTTGACCACATGGTCAACCGACTGATGACGGACACAGTCTTTCGGGACTGGTGCGTCACGAACCTCGGCTCGCATGTCAATGTGTTCGTGGGCCTCAATCGCGACGACCTGCCACCCAAGAGTAGGTATCCACTTGTGGTACTGTACGACGTGAGCAGGGTCGAGCGTGGCAACTCTGAGGACGTGCACACGTATCGCATCGAGCTGGGCGCTGGTGTATTCGACAAGACTCTGACCCAGGGCGGCACTGCTGGCCAGGGCGAGTCGTTTGTATTTCGAGGTTTTAGGCTGTCACAAGGTCTGAGAGATCAGGCCGAGCTTGCCATATACAAGCTGGGTCTCAATGAGCAGTGGAGCGTCATGACGAACGGCGACACAGTCAATGACAATGCAGATTTCTACTGGCGCACATTCTCTCTCATAACGATCAAGCTCAAGGCAGGGCGGCAAAAGCCTATAACAAAGCAATAACCACACACATAGGAGGCAACATATGGCCGACATTCGTAGTTATACCATAGGCTCAGGTCGCGTGATCTTCCAAAAGCTGAACACGAACGGCTACCGCGACCTGGGGAACGCACCGAACTTTGCGGTAGAGCAGACCCTTGAGGTGCTCGACCACTTCAACAGTCAGTCGGGTATTCGCAAGAAGGATGCGCGAGTCATCACCGAGCAGGAACTCAACTGCACGTTCACTCTGGACGAGCCGAACATCGACAACTTGGCGCTGTTCCTATTAGCAGCAGACCCCACTGAGGCGACCGTCGTCGGTGCCTCTGTCACTGATGAGGCAGTCACTGCCAGACTCGACAAGTGGGTGCAGCTCGCTAACCACAACATCACAGCGTCGACTATAGTCGTGACAGGCACAGGTGGCACGCCGACATTCAACGAGGGCACAGACTATGACGTGCTTGCTGCCCAGGGATGGATTCGTGCGCTGAGCACTGGCTCGATCACTGAGGGGCTTGCACTGGAAGTAGACTACACTCACACAGGAGTGACCACCAACACTATCAACGCGGCGACAGTGACCACCATCGAAGGGCACGTATATTTTCTGGGCGATCCAGCAGCGGGTCGCATCATAGACGTGTTCGGCAAGGTGACGCTCGAACCCGATGGTGAGCTGGGTCTCATCTCCGAGGAGTGGATCAACTTCAATTTCACCTGTGAGTTCCTACTCGACCCTGGCACGGTCACTGGCCTCGCTGAGCTGGTCGATCGTGGTGAGGTGACTGCATAGATCGGTGCAAGTCAAAATCGCCATAGAGGGGCATAGGACGCATCGAGATCGCCCTGGGGTGTCTTTGTATACCCTGGGGTGAGATCGTTCGCTCTAGGCACCCTCATGGCCCAAAAAGGAGCAACACACATGCAAGATCCGAACGCACAGCCACAAGTGCAGCAAGTAGTACAACAGCAGCAGCAGGTGCCTCATGGTGCTCGTATGCGCCAGACCGTCATGGTCGGTGGTGTCGAGGTAACTGTGCTAGAGCTTATGTGGGAAGACATTTTCAATTTTATGCTGCGAGCAGATCCAAAAGGCACGCAGGTCACAAAGGCGCTTGCGCCTAAGCAGCAGCAATCAGAGGATAAGGCAGAGGGTGGTGACGAACGTGACAAGGCCAAGGTCGAGGACAAGGCAGCAGCCAGCGCCATGCAGAATGCTGACCTGATCGTCTCGCTCAAGTCGCTGATCCCTAAGTGCATCGAGGGCAAGACTCACGACGGGCAGTCCATCACATATGAGCACATGCTGAAGTGGTCGCCATCACAGACAGATGTACTGTGGCAGGCGTTCAAGACTGTGAACGCACGTTTTTTAGCGATATGCGGTTCGATGGGCTTTTCAGACGTGGTAAAGGAAACGCTCACAGCCGCAAGCACACTGATACAAACAGAATTGCGCGGGCTACTGCCAGACTTATTCGCTCAGGCCATGCACAATGCTGGCATTACGGGTACGGGTTTTTCAGGGAGTGCCTCGCAGAACTCGATGAAAGTGAGGCGCGACGAGACCACCACCTCGTCAGGCTAATAGCACAGGCGACTCGGTACGGGCACCACGCCAAGGATGGCCAGTTCAAGAAGTGGCTCAAGCAAAAGTTCGTCATGCCCAAGGGCACAGACATCGAGGTCGACACCTCAACGCCTGGGCGTACACTGCCAGGCAAGTGGCGAACTAAGCAGAGACCAGGCACAGTCATCAGACGTGCAGACGGTCGCAGAGACTGGCGTGCGACGCTAGAGATCGAGGGCAAGAACTTCGTCGGCAAGGTAGCTGGCGAGAAGTAAGGAACACACACACATGGCGACAAGCATTGACATACTGGTCAGGCTAAGGCAGGCTGGTGGCCAGGTCATCAGCAAGCTCAACACTGACATCAACAAGCTCAAGGCTAACATGGACGATCTGAGGCAGGTCAGTGAGAACCTGGTGCAGCAAGGCGTCAGGCTCACTGCCTTGGGCGCAGGCATCACTGCTGCGTTCGCCGTCCCTGTGCGAGCTGCTGCGAACTTCGAGACATCGCTCAGCAAGGTGCGTGCGGTCATACAGGAGAACGTCAGCTCTACTGCTGAGCTAGAGACTCAGTTCGAGGCTCTGAAGGATCGAGCAGAGGAGCTGGGTCGCACGACTCAGTTCACTGCCACAGAGGCAGCAGACGCCCTTGAGATACTCACCCGCCAGGGATTTAGTGCACAGGAGTCTGTCGACTCTCTGGCTGGTGTTCTCAACATCGCTGCAGTCGAGACCCTCGGTCTGCAGGAGTCTGCGACGATCGCCGCAGGGGTTCTGCGTGGGTTCGGGCTAGAGGCTGCTGACTTCAACAACACGGTCGACCAACTGACCGCCGCGTCACTGAAGTCGTCAGCATCTCTGGTCGGGATCGGTGAGGCTCTAAAGACAGCAGCGCCTGTGGCCGCTGGTGCGAACATCAGCCTGCAGGAGACACTCACGGTGCTCGGCCAGCTGGCTAATGCTCAGATCAAGGGCACACGTGCTGGTACTGCTTTCAGGGCTGTGATCGCTGCGCTGGTCAACCCCAGCGACGATGCAGCGAACGCGCTGCGCACCCTGGGCGTGAACACCATCGACGAGACCACTGGCAACCTCAGATCGTTCGAGGATATCCTCGCACAGTTGCGCACTGGTCTCGACAATACTGCTGGTAGCGCAGAGCGCACATCTCTCATAGTTCGTGCATTTGGTGAGAGGGGTGGCCCAGCTATCAACGCATTGCTGCAGCAGGGCGTGGACGCATTTCGCGATTTCGGCAAGGAGATCGAGAACTCTGGTGGCATAGCACAGCGGGTGGCAGACACCCGACTGGAGAACCTCAGTGGTGCATTCACCAGACTGCTCTCTGCGCTTGAGGGGTTCCTCATAGCTGTGGGTGAGCCGTTCCTCGGATTCCTTCGCAGGATGGTCGACGCGCTTGCAAGTGCGCTGACTGCAGTCACTGGCTTTTTCGAGTCGCTGGGGCCATTTGGCACGGCGATCACCGCGACGATCGGTGTGCTCGGTGTACTCATCACAGCTGTGGGCTTGCTGACTACTGCACTCGGTGCAGCTGGTTTGGGAGTGCTCGCAGTCCAGACGGGACTCACGGCACTGAATACGATCATACCTGTGGTGGCTGCACGCATGGGCATACTGCGTGCGATCTTCAACACTACGTTCCTCAAGATCACGCTGCTGATCGGCCTGGTCATTGCGCTTTTTAATACCGAGTGGATCGAGAGCCTAGAGGTTAGCGAGATTGCTGTGCGCGACTGGGTCACTGCTGTAATACTTGTGTTCGAGCAGTGGGCTAACCGCATAGCTATATTCTTTCTGCGTGTGGGGCGACTCATCAAGCAGGTG